AAACACGTAGCCATCCACCGGGCCGGCGGTCGAACGCCCCTCGGGCGCCAACTGCACCCGTTCCCGCAGGCGCGCGTCGGTCTCGTAGGTGGGCGGCACCGGCGGCACCGCCGTCGGGTCGCCAGCGTCCAAGAGCAACCGCGTCAGGCCCTGCAACGCGGCCAGGTGGTCTAAATCGGTGCCCGTGGCGTAGGCCAGCATCACCTGGCGGGCCGCGTCGTTTACCCGCTGCCGGGTCAGCAGCTCGCGGTACGCCGCCACTTCCAGCACCTTGTACGCCGGGTCGCTCTCCACCAGTGCGGTAAACGCCGGGTCGCGGGCCTGCAAGTCGGCAAACAGCTCACCCATCAGCGTCTCGAAGGACAAACTTTCTACCACGGCGGGTGCCGCCAGTTGGCTCAGGTCAATAGTGCCCATGCGTGCCTCTCGTCATCGTTTAGTCCCACAGCCGCGGGGGTTGCGCCTCTACCGCCGCGGGCAGGGGCGGCAGCCGCACCGGCACGCCCTGGGGCAACAGCGGCCCCCAGGCGCCCAGGCCGGGGTTGGCGGCCAGCACCGTCTCTACCGCCCCCGCCGCGGCGCCGTAGTGGCGCCAGCACAGCCAATCCAAGGTGTCGCCCTCGCGGGTGGTTAGCAGCGCCTCCGGCACGTTGGCGGCCGGCTCGCTCACCCCCTGCCACAGCCCGGCCACCGTGTCGGGCTCTGCCGCCACCGGCGGCAACAGCACCACCAACCCCCCGGGCAGCACCGGCCGCCACTCGGCCAGGCCGGGGTTGGCGGCCAAAACCACAGCCACCGTGCCCTGGGTGCGGCCGTAAAAGCGCCAGGCAATCCAATCCAGCAGGTCGCCGGCGCGGGTGGTGTAGTAGGTGCCCGGGGCGGGTGGCGTCTCGGCGCGGCGCGGCGCCGCCAGGGGCAGCCACACCAGCCGCCCGGCCCAGCGCTGGCCAAGAACAACGCTGCCGGCCCACATCTACGCCTCGGCCACGGCCGAAAGCTTGCCGTCGGCCGCGTAGGCGTAGGTCCACACCTTGCCCGTCGCCCAAATAATCCGGTCAATCGCCCCCAGGGGCGGCGTGCCGCGGTAGCGCACATCCACCGGGTAATCGCCGGGCAGGCGCGTGGTGCCGGCGGCAATCCCCGCCAGCGCGCCCAAGGCAGCGCCTGCCGTGCCGGCGGCATACGCCCCCGGCACAGGCTCTTCCAACGGGTTGAATCCGGCCGCTGCTTCCTCGAGTAACAGATCCAACCGCCCGCCGTCGGCCCAGTCGGTTTGCAGCTCGTTGGTGTCGGCAACAATCGCGGCCAGTTGGATGCTGTTGGCGTCGATCTCTGAGCGGATCGCGGCGGCTGTGGGCGCCGCCGTCGCCGCGGTGCGCACCTGAAACGTACCCACCACCCCTTTGGTCGCCACGGTGCCCACCGTAGCAGAAACCACCACGTTGTAGGTTTTATCGATCTCAAAACCGTTGCCCGTGGTCGCCGCCACCGTCACGCGGTACTGCCCGGAAAGCCCGGTGCGTTTGGTCACGGTGGGCGTCAAAATCGGGGTATCTGTCGTATCCTCGAACACCGCGCAGGTCGGCGTGGCGTCTGCATCTGCGGCAGCCCCGGTGGCTGCGGAGACAACGAAATCCAACACGATGGTTTCGCCCAAAATCGGCTCCATCAGGCGCACCTCCGCAGAAACGGGTTGCCGATCATCGGGATCATGCCGGAGCCGGAGCCGCCAGAACCTGCCAACGTCAAAATGCCTGCGGCGTTCCTCCCAGCGGGCGCTCCCAGCATGTGCCCTAACGTCGGCACCGCACCTAGCGCCATCAAGTAAGCGTCAAAGTCCGAGTCAATACTTTGAACATCCTCCGGATACCATAGCGACCCCGGCACAGTTACCAGGCCAGTAGTGTTGTTATACCCGGCACAGCCAATAAAAACATGCTCCACCGTAGTCGGGGAGCCCGCAGCGTACCCAGCCGCGCCGTTGTTATACGATAGGCACCCGATCCCTATGCCGCCAACGCCGCCAACATTCGCCACTGATATGCCGCTTTGCCCGCAATTATAGGCCAAGCAGTGCAATACGATATTACCGGAAGCGACTATCCCAAAACCCGTACAATTTTTGGCTACGCAGTACGCGAAAAACGACGCATAAATGACAGTTCCGCCAGTAAAGCCGTTTTTTGCTCCGTCTGCCACGCAGTACACCAAATGTGCTGCACGGTTGCAGCTAAACGCGGCGTTGAACGCCCCCAGCGTGTTGCATCGAATCAGCCGAGAGTTGTTTTGCGTCAGCGTGTAAAACGCATAACTTATCGTGTTTGTGGAAGCCCCAAAATCGACGGTGACGTTGTAGAGCAGAGCCGAGTTGCCGCGCACATTGATCAGGGCCGACGCACCGGCCACCCCTGCCGCCGCAGTAACCTGTACGTCCACTAGGGCGCTGTATCCGTTGACATCCACGCAAAACGTACCACTTAGCTGGATCGCGGCTTTCGTCGCCCCTGTGTCATCCCATGAGCCGTCTGATTTACACCCCCGTAAAATAGGCGCGTGGTTAGCACTGCCATACACCGTGACCAGGTTGGCAGAGGGCGTATACGTGCCGTCTGCAAGCATCGCCACAATGTCGGTTGTAGCGACCGTCTTGTAGGTGCCCCCTACAATAGAGAGGTCAGCCAGGGCGTAGGGCAACCCAAACGTGCCGTCCCCAGTTCCCGGCGTAGCTAGACTGCTAATATAGAAGGTCGGCGTAATAGCCATGGTTTACTCCGCTCGCAGCGGGCGCACACACGGCTTGGCAATTATGGCGTCGTGCATGTCGGCAACTTTCACCGCCAACAGGTAGCAGATGTCGTTGACGTTTTGCCCGGTCAGCCGCGAAACGCCTTCAGCGTCACGCCCGTCCTCCACCGGGGTGGAGTCGTTGGGAAACTGGGTGTTGAGGCCCCCGTACCAGTCCACCAAGAGCGCGTCGCTCTGCGCTTTCAATGCGCGCAGCTTCTCCGCAATCGGCCGAATCTGCTCGTTCACAAATTTGATCTGCTCTGGGCTGTTGATCGCCATGGAAAACTCCTCGCTAGTTAATGGTCAGGCCCTCCAGCCGCACCGGCTCACCGGTGGGCCGGTAGCGGCCTTCAATGGTTAGGGTTACCTGCCCCGTGGCGGCGCTGGCGTCCACCTGTACCCGTTCCAGGCGCAGGCGCGGTTCCCAGCGGGTTAGCGCCTCGGCCGTGGCCGCGGTCAGCTCTATCCGGGTGGCGGGGTTCAGCGGGCGGTCTACCAGCTCAAACAGCCGGCTGCCATAGTCGCGGCGCATCACCCGGCTACCCAAGGGCGTCGCCAAAATGTCGCTGATGCTCTGGAGCAGGTGCGCCACGCCGGTGAGGGGCTGGCCGTTCTGCGCGTTCATGCCGCGCATGGCTAGGCCTCGTCCTCGGGCTGTTCGGCCTCGATGTCGCAGCGGTAGCCGCTGCCATCCAGCACATGGGTCACCGCGGTCACACTCCACGCCCCCGCCGCGGGTGCGCGCAGCCCGGTCAGGGTCAGGCGGGTCTCGGCTACCAGTAGGGGATTCCCGGGGCAGGAGAGGCGCAGGGTCGCGGCGCCGCGGTTCACGGCAGCCAGGCGGGCATGGGCGGCCCGGGTGGCGCTATCGGCGCTGGCGTAGGTGTGGCGCAGGTTCAGCACCGGCGTGCCGCTGCCGGCAGTCACCGCCACCCGCTCCGCGGCGCCCACATTTTGCCAGTAGGCCTTCACCGCCGGGTACTTGCCGCGCTCGGCCAGGGTGAGATCAAAGCTCGTCAGGTCCGCGGCAGCCAGCGCCACCGCCGCCAGGGGCTGCCCGCTGGCCGCCTTGGCCTGCCCGCGCTTCACGCACACCAGCCGCGTCCCGGCCGCCTTGGCCACCGCGTCATGCTCCTTGGCCAGCCGGGTCAGCAAGTGCAAGTCGCTCTCGGTTTGGTCGATGTGGGGCAACACCACCCCAGAGAGCTCCGCCGCAATCACCGGGGTGTAGCCGTGTTCGCCGGCCAGGCTCTGCACCAACGCCCCCAGGGTGGTGCCATCGGGCCAACTGCGTTCTCTAGGCGCCTTCAAGCCGGCTTTGAGGTCGGCCGATACCGCGCGGATCGTCGCCACCGCCGGCCAGCCCGCACAGCCCACCTCGTCAATCGTCCACTGGCCCATGCTCACCAGCCGCGGCCGGTAGCCAAGGGCCAGCTCCAACGCCAGCCCCGGGTCGGGCAGCTCCAGGTGCGGTGCGCGGTCATCCAGGGTAAGCTCCAGGGTGTCGTTTTCCACTCCCGCCACATCGCGCACCCGCAGCGACAACAGGCGGTCTTTAAGCGCCGCGGTCAGCTCGCGGCCCCCGGTGGTCAGCCGATAATCGGGGGTCACGACGGCGCCGCCCCGTAGTAGGCCAGCGCCAGACGGAACTCCACCTTGCGGGGGCGGCCGTCGCCAAAAAACACGCTCTGGGTCTCTTCCACCCGTTCAATCACCCACTGCCCCCAGGTCGCCCCCAGCCCGTCAGAGAGGTCAAGCGGCTGGCCCGTGCCGGCCAGGGCGCGCAGGGCCGCCACCTGGCCCGTGCCGCCCTGGTGGGTGGGGTAGACCACCCCTTCCAACTCCAAGGTTTCCGAGCCCGGCCCCACAAACTGCCGGGCCGGCTCGCGGCCGTAGCGCTCTTGCGCCGGCCAGCGGTACTCGGCCGTGCGGCGCAGGCTCTGGTAGGCCGCCGTCGCCATGGAAAACCGAAAGGTGCCCAGGGCCAACAGTACCTCGCTCACGCGCCCCCCACGTCGTACAGCGAGGCCCTGGCCCGGGCCGCGGCGTGGCGTTCCTGCTCGGCCAGGGCGCGGGCAATCTCGTCGGCCATCTCGCGTTCCTTGCCGGGGGCTACGGTCACGCTAATCGGGGCGTTAACGGTCGAGGTTACCGCCGCCTGCTGCGCGGTGGGGGGCAAGCTGGCCGCCGCGGGACTCACCGCCAAGGCCGTACCCACCACGGCAGCCCGCGCCGCCGGGGCGGCCTCGCCAAACAGCCCGCCGGCCCAGTTGGCCAGCTTCTGCCCGGCCCCCAGCACCAAACCCAAGGGGGACGACTCCCAGGCCTTGCCCATCCACTCCACCGCCGCGGCAAAGGCGCCCTTCATCCACCCCCAGGCAGATCCCAGCTTCTCCTTCACCGTGTCCCAGTTCTGCCACAGGGCCACACCGGCCGCGATCAACGCGCCCACACCCACAATAATCAGCCCAATGGGGTTGGCGGTCATCGCCGCGTTCCACAGCCACTGGGCCGCCGTCCACGCGTGGGTTGCCACCGCCACCACCCCCATGCGCACCGCCGCCAGGGCTGTACCCACGTTCAGGCTCGCCACCTTCGCCAGCAAAGAGCCTATGCCGGGGGCCGCGAGCGCCGTATGCCACGCCCAGGTGGCGGCCGCAACCGCGAACAACCCGCCGGTCAGTAGCGCAAACCCCGCCACCGCACCGGCCACCACCTGCACCAGCCACGGCGCCCGCTCGCTCACCCGTGCCACCGCACCCACCAGCCCGCCCAAGCCTTCGGTCACTGTGGCCACCGCCGGATACAGCGATTGGCCCAGCGTCTGACTCAGCAGTCCCAGTTGCTGCCCCAGCAAGGTAAACGCCTGCCCGCTCTGCGCCGCCTTGGCCATGGCCTCGGTCTTTGCCATGCCCCCGCCCAGGGCCTTCTCAATGTCCGCCGCCCCGCGGCGCAGGCTCTCGCGCTGGGTCAGCAGCAAGTCCACAAACTCAGAGCCTTCTTTGTCCCCGAAGGCCTTGCGCAACTCGTCTTTTGCCGCCTGGTCGATCACCCCGCCGTACGCGTCGCTGATCTGGTCTAAAATCTCCGGCACGCTCAGCAGCATGCCGGTTTGTGCGTCGATCACGTCCAGGCCCAGGCTATCCGCGGCCTTGCTGGCGTTGGCCAAAAACGCCTGATACTTGGTCGCCGCCTCGCTGCCGCTCATGGTGCGCTGCAACTCGCCCAGCACTGCCAACTGCTCGGCAAACGACGCCCCGGCGGTAGTAGCCGAGGCCCCCAGGTTCGACAGCGCCGCACTCATCTCGGGGCCCGTGGTGCGAAAGGCCTGCACCGCCGAGCTGATGCCGGCGCTGAAATACTTGCCGAACTCGATGTCTCGCTCCTCCGCCGACAGGCCCTGCCAGCCCGCCACCACCCGGGCGCCAAAGGCGTCGAACTCGCCCCGGTAGATGCCGAAACCCTTCGCAAACAGGTTGGTCATCTCGCCGGTAGTGCCCTTAGTGGCCGCCGCGGTCAGGGCCGCCATACGCGTAAACTCGCCCACCGCCGCGTCACCCAGGCTGGCAATACCGCTCTTCACGTCATAGCTCGCCCGCAGGAACTCCGGCACCGTGGTCCCCGCCCAGGTAGCCGAGAACTCCCGCCCGGCCCGGGTAATTGCCTCCACACCCGCCACATCCACCCCCAGCGAGGCCAGCTCCCCTTGGCTCTGCATCACCTCGGCCGTCGCCGTCACCATGCGGCCCAACGCATACAGGGCGCCAGTGGCGCCCAGTGCTCCGGCCTTCAATCCCTGCATTCGGGCGGCAGCGGCATCCTTTCCCGCCATCGCCCGTTCCATGCGGGCCTGTCTGGCGCTGGCATCCTTCCATGCCGCCCCCAACCCCTGAATCTTGCGCTGTGCACCGTCCACGGCAGACCCGAACGACGCCTTTAGTGCGCCGCCGATCACTACTGCCAGGGTCAGGTTCTTCATAACCAGTCCGCCCTCACCTCCGGTACACCGCCGGCACCGCGTCCAACCACGCCAACAGCTCCCCCGGCTCCAGCTCCGTCAACTCCGCCAGGCCCCACCGGGTATAGCTGTTCAACACCAGCACCGCCCGCCTCAGGGCCGCGGCGCCGGGGACAAAAAACCCCGGTACACCTCCTGCAGCCGGTTGTAGTCGGCCAGGTCCAACGCCTCGATGGTCGCCGGGCTCACCTGGCACAGGTTGGCAAACAGGCGCACCTCGCGGCCCGCGTCGCCGCCGCCGGCCTTCTCCGCCGCCAACAGGTCGCGCACCTTGGGGCGTCGTACGGTCAGCTCGGCCAGGGGTGCGCCGTCGGCCTCTACCGGGTAGGCAAGGGTCAAGGTCTCCATGGCCTACGCCCCAATCGCGGTGCGCAGCGCCAGCAGTTGGTCCACCCCGTCCACGATCCGGATCATGTTTTCCAGGTCGATGTGCACCGCCGCCGTGCCGCCGATCAACAGCTCGTAAAAGCGCCCGGTCACCGTAATCTTCAGTTTGGCGATCTCCCCGGCCTTCCAGGTGCCCATATCGATCTCTTTCCAGCGCCCGGTCAGGCTCACCACCACCGGGGTCACCACCCCGGCGTTCTCCATGGCGCCGCGCAGGGTCACGTTCACCCAACTTCCCGGCACCAGCCCCCACATGGCAAACAGGGCCGGGTCGTACTCGGAGAGGGTAAACGAGCATTCGAGCTTCTCCATGCCCATGTCGATCTCTACCGGGGCGTCCATGCCGCCGGCTCGGTACTCCTCGGTCTTGATGGTCAGCTTGGGCAGCTCCACCTCGTCCACCTTGCCCGCGTAGCCCTTGCCGTCCACGAACAGGTTGAAATTCTTCAACACGCTAGGCAATCCCATGGTCATCTCCTCTATTTACGCCCAGGCACCCTTCACCCTTCACCCTTCACCCTTCCTATCCCACCACCTCTTCGAAGTAGTCGTTCACCAGGCGCGAGCGAAACTCCACATGCTCAGCCGGCGCCGGGGGCGTAAAGTCGAAGTCGAAGTACACATGCCCGGCGGCCAGGTTGGCGGGCGTGTTCAGGTCCGGGTCGGCCCAGCAGCGGCCGCCAAGAATCGCCCCCAGGCTTTTCAGTGTGCGCAGGTAGGCGTTCACCCCCTCCACCACGTCTTCCAGGTAGGTCTTGGTAATGTTGCGGTCTACCGCCCACAGGTGTGCCCGCAACAGGCTGTCGTGAATCATGTCCGCCGTGCGTACCACAGAGAGGAACGCCCACTTGGCATCACTGGAGAGCGTGCGGTTGCCCCACAGGCGGTAGCCATTCTGGCGGATGATGGTCGCCACCTTGGCTTCGTTGAGCAGATTGGCGCGGGCGTTCAGGTCGCCCAGGGCAAAGTCGATCGCCCGCTCGGTGCCCACAATCCCGTACATCTCGCGATTGCTGGGGCTCCACCAAAAGCCGCGTTCCGCGTCGCTCTTGGCGATGATCCCCGCCACCCGGGCGCTCGCCGGTTCTACCGCCACACTGCCGGCGCTGTCGATCATCTTCACCGCGGGGTCTACCACGTAGACCCGCTTGCTGCCGAAGTCCCCCGCGTACAAAATCGCCTCGGCGTCGTTGGTCGAGGGGCCGTCGGCGATAATCACCGCCCGTAGCCGGTCGGCAATGGCCAACAGCTCGCTCACCACCGGGTTGGCCAGGTAGGTTCCCGGCACCCCGGGATCCTCGGGGCGGTTGCCGGTAAACCCCGGCACGCACAAAATGCGCGGCGTCACCCCCAGCGCGGCGTCTGCGCCCAACAGCGCGTGCACCCCGCTGTAGGCCCCGGTGTCTACGTCCACCCCGCCCAACACGTTCACCAGGGTCGCCGCCGCGTCGGCGCCCTCCTCCACGCGAATCACCACCACCGCCGCGCCCACCTGGTCAAAAATGCCGTCCATCGCCGCCGGCAGGGTACCCAGCCCCGTGCCCACCGTATCCAGGTCGGCCGCGGCGGCCCGGCTACCCGCCACCAGCACGGGGGTATTCAGGGGAAAAGCCGCGGCGTCGGCGTTGGGGGCCGTACCAACGAGGCCAATCACGCTCGAGCGCACGGTCTGAATCGGGCGCGGCCCGTCGTCGATCTCCATCACCTCAACGCCGTGCAAAAAGGTCGTACTCATGGCCGCTTCCTCCTCTTGGGTTTCGGCTGTTTTTGCGTCTCTGCTAGCGGCACCAGCTTGCCGGCCAACACCGCATAGCGCGCCTGGCGCTCACTCCACTCCACCGTTGCGCCCACCGCCACCGGGCGGCCGGCGGGGTCTAGCAGGGAACGTTCTACCCGGTAGCGCATCAGCTCACCTGCCCCGTGTGCTCGCCGTCCGGCGCGCCGCTGGTGGTGGTCACCACCGCGTTGCCGGTCACGTAGCTCACAATGGCGGTCGAATCCGCCAAACCCAGGGCGTCGCGGTAGCCTTGCGCGGCCTCGGCGTTGCCTTGTACCGCGGCTACCGCGTCCATGGCTGCCTTGCGCGCAGACCACAAGCCGTTGCCGGTCATCGCCATCGCTACAGGCTCCCTTGTACTGTGGCCGAAACCATCGGATGCGGGGTGCCGGTGTAGGCGCAAATACAATCGCCCTGCACCACCCCCTTGGCGGCGGCAAGCCCGCCCCCGCAGAGCTTCACCGTACCCGAGGCGGTCACCTCTGCGGCGCCGTCGCTGGCGGTAAGGGCCACCGCCCCGCCCGCCGTCACGGTCACGTTCCCCACCGCGTTCAGCTCGGCCGCCCCGCTGGCTCGGTCGTAGCTCGCAAAGCCCCCGTCGGCGTAGGTCGTCTTGTGCAGCGTGGCCGCGCTGCCCGGCGCCGGGTACGCGGTTTGGTACAGGGCCGGCAGCACCACCCCCAGGGCCAGGTCGCCGCCGGGAGCGAGTAGCAGCACCTGCTCCCCCGCCTCCGGCGCCCACCACTCGGCATCCGGCCCGGCCCGCCGGGTCACCCACGGCAGCCAGGCCGTCACGAGCTCGCCCGTCTGCACCCGCACCCGCGCCGCGGCCGCATCCAGCGCCTCCACCCGGCCCACCCGCAACAGATTCGCCAGCCGCCGTTCCAGCTCGGCCACGCGATAGGGCAGATCGGTCATGGGTTGCTCTTGCGGCTGCGCCGTGTCACGCTGCGTGGCATGTCATCCTCCAATGTGGATCGCTTCAACGCATACGCGGGCGTCATTCTTGGGCAGCTCTACCAGCAGTTCCCGGAGCGCTGCGCACTCGACGCCTTTGTCCTGGCTGGGGTTCCCCAGGGGCAGGCGGATGAATTCGGCGCCACGCCAAAAGAAGTCGAGTTCGTGGCCCTCACCTTGCGGTGGCTGGCGGACTCCGGATTTCTCTTGGGCCACTGGGCAGAACACGGCATGGTCGGCGCAACCCTTTCCGTCAAAGGGCTGGAAGCCCTCAAGTCCATCCCATCGTCTGTACACCCGTCGCGCTCCATCGGAGACCAACTCGTTTCCGCTCTCGGCTCAGGAGTTAAGGACGCGGTCGCCAAGACCGCTGGTCTCTTCTTTGTCGAAGTATTTCGCACGCTCTTCCGCTAGTTCCAGGTAGCGGCGCAGACCGCGCAAGCCGCACATGTGCACCGTCGCCAAGCTCAGAGCATCGACGGTTACATACAGGTTTTGGGGGTCCTCTTCTTCCAGCACCGCAATCAACCGCTGGGCAAGGCGCCGCATCCTCGCAAGGTTTTCTTGGGCGGCCTGGCGCAACCGCTGATTTTGTTCCTCTGGTTCGAGCCACCGCACCTGGTCACACACCCGTCACCTCCACATAGTCGTCCTCGTGGGCCGTGCCGATGTCCGGCGAGAGCCCCGCCCACACCTCGTGGGGCAGCGGGTTCGTGGCCTCGGCCTCTTCCAGCGCCTGCACAAAGAACCGCGTAGTGAACAGCAGGGGGTAGGTGCCGAAACCCGCCTCGAAGCGCGGCCCCGGGGCCGCCGCCAGGTGCAGCGCCCGGTGCAGCGCCGTCGGCTGCCAGCCCAACAGCGCCTCGATCACCGCAGCCACCAGCGGCGCCGCTTCGCTGCGCGCGTGCTCCCCCGTCTTGGGGCTGCGCAGGTTGCGACAGGCCACCGCAATGAGCCAGTTTTCGGTCAACTCCTGGGTCAGCTCTGCGTCTACCCCGCCCATGGCCCCGGGCCGATACCCCGCCCACAGCACATGCACCGCCGGGGTCACCTGCCGCGCCTGGGTCACCCCGGCGAGGTCCGCCGCCGAGAGCACCGCCACCCCGGGTAACTTCTCCGTCAGGCGAGCAACCAAGAGGGGCTCGGCGGTCAGCAGCATCTACATGCCCCGCAGTGTCTCGCGGGTAAACACCCGGCTCGAACCGGGCGCCACCGTCTGCGCACCCGCCACACTCTCCGGCGCCGCCGCGGAGAGGCCCAGACTCACCTCGCCCCGGGCCAGCTTTTCCAGGCTGCGCACCGCCGCCTTGTAGCGCGCATCCACCGCCTCGTCGGCAATCTGCCGGCGGCCGAACACGCGATACACGGCGATATCCAGGGCCAACAGCCCCAAAAACCGCGGCACCGTCGAGAGCGGCAGCGGCAGCACCCGCCCCACATGGGCGTCCACCTCGGCCTCGGCGTCGGCAATCGCCCCTTCCAAGAGGTCGGTATCCGCCGCCCCCGCCCCCAGGTCGTCGGTAAGCTGCTCGGCCCAGTCCGCCGGCAACCCCCGCGCCAGCTCGGCCACCGTTACATACACGCCCACGCCTTACCCCTTGGCCCTGCGCTTGCGGGTTGTGGGTTTGGGTTCGTGCTCGTCCAATTGCTCTTGAACTTCCAGCAAGGGTTCGGCCTTGAGCTGCGCCCACTGTCCCGCCGTGAACCGCCCCGCCGGGTGTAGCACCGGCTGCGCCGGGTGAAACACCCCGCAGCGCCAGAACCCGCCCGCCGGCTTCGCCGTAATGGTGACCATGCCCTCACCTCTCACGTCTCACCTCTCACGTCTCACGTTTACCGGCCGGCTCATCAGACCCAGGGCGCCGCGGCCTGGGTGACCCGGGGGCTCGCCCCCGGGTTTCGCCTCGGCGTTAGACTCAGCCGGCGCCGGTGGACCCGAAGGAGAGCTGCCACAGGCCGTAGCCCACGTTGCCGCTCGCTTCCACTCCGTACTTGTACTCGCCGCGCATGAACACGTCGGTGGCGTTCATGTCGGTTTGGCTCACGAACTGCGGCGCCTTGCGCTGTTGGAACACGTAGGGCTTGATCGGCCGGTTGGCGCAGTGCAGAAACCACGCGGTCGAGCTGGTGAGCCGCCGGTTTACCTTCAGCGTGGCCGTGCCCTTGTAGGGGTTGGGGCTCTGGTCGGTGAGCTTGTCGCTCTCCAACAGAATCCGCCCCGTGGCCTCCAGGGCCGGGGGCACTTCCAACACGTCGGGATCCAGGTCCAGGTTCTCGCCCTCGGCGTTCACCCGGCCTTGAATGGAGAGCCGCCCCGCCCCGTAGCTCGCCAGCGCCAAAGCCGTGGTAGCCGCCGAAAGGGCCGCCGTGCCCACGTTGCTCTGGGTAGCGCTACCCACCGGGTGGTCGCTGTCGTAGAAGTACTGGCCGTCGTAGCACACCCCGGCGAACGCGCCGTTCTGCAGCACCGCCAACAGCCGATCGGGCCAGGCCCGCGACGCCCAGGAAATGTCTTGGGCACGGGGCGCGTAGATGCCCACGCGGTCGGTCTCGATATCCACCCGCTTCACGCCGATGGTGGCCTCGAACTCCTTGTTCTTCAGGGTGTAGTTGCTGGCGCGGAGCGCCTTCACCACCTTGTCACCCACCCACTCGCGCATCATGGGAAAGTCATCCAGCCAGGCGTAGTCCTCGGTAAGGGCCGTCGAAGGCACCAGCATGGCCACCTTCTCCCACTGCGCCGGCAGGCCCTCGAACGCCTTGTTGAAGGTGGTGCGCAGGTTGGTGAACACCGCGCTGATATTCGCTGCATTGACGATCATGGGTCGCTCTCCTTGTGCCCTGGGGCCTTAGCCCACGGCTCCGTCGATGGAAACCCAGCAGGTGCTGGCGCTGGGCACTTCAGTGATTTTGCCGCAGGCGATGTCGTTGATTGCGTCCGCCGCCAGCGCCACGGTCTGGTCGTCGGAGAGCACCACGCTGTCGCCCACGTTGGCGATGGTCAGCGCGCTGGCGCTGGCGAACAAAAACTCGCCCCGGCGCCGCACGTTCACCTCGATCGCCCCCGCCGCCCCGCCGCTGTTGTCGGCGCGCTCTTCGGCCACGCCCACAAAGATGAGGCCCGCGGTGTCCGCACCGGGGTTGGCGTAGCCGGCCGCGTTCACCGCCACCAGGCTGCCGCCGTAGATGCAATCGTCGGCCACCACCTTGTAGGGCCGGGTAATGCCGTCGCGGCGCTGCGTGCCGCGGTCTTGTTCCAGTGCCGCCATGGTTTAGCCTCCGTAGTGCTTGAGGTCTTCGGCGCTGTTGCCGAAGACGCGTCCCAGTTCCAGTGCTGCACTGCTCGCCGTCGCGCCCTCGGGGGCGCGGGCGTTCAGTGCCGTGGCCTCGCCGATCACCGGCAGCTTCTCCACCAGCGCGGTAAACTGCTCCATGCCGTCCTCGGTGCGGCAAATGGCGCGGTAGTGGTCGGCCGTGGCCGGGCTCACCTTGCCCGCCTCCACCGCCGCATTCACCGCCGTCTCGATCTCGGCCTCGCGGGCCGCCGCGGCCTGCTCGGCCAGGGTCTGCTCGGCGTTGGTTGCCCGGGCCAACAGGGCGTCGTAGTCGGCGCGCGGCACAAACTTCGCCAGCTCCGGGGTGGCTGCGCGGTTCGCGGCCGTGGCCAGGTCGGCGGTCAGGCGCTCCACCGCGGCCAGGGCGTCTTCTTCGGTGGCCGTTTCGGCCAGGCCGAGGCGGGTCAGGACTCGTTTCATGGGCGGAATCTCCTCTCGGTTGAGGGCGGTCAGGTGCAGATTGGGGGTGTTGGTCAGCCCGGCCGAGGCCAGGTAGCGAATGCGGGTGGTCGCCGGCTCGTAGCCGAACACGGGGGAGAGGAACCGATACTCGCGGTTCGCCACCATGCTGGCGCCGCGGGGCGTCCACGCCACCCGCCCCCAAATGGCACCGCCGTCGCGGGCTTCGAGCTCTTCGATCCAGCCGGCGGCCGGGGCCGCTTCGCCTCTGGGCGCCTTGTGCTCGGTGGCGTGCTCCCAGTCGAGCGGCAACGGCGTGTTGCGGGCAGTGAAGGCGTCCACAATCGACTGGGGCCGGTCGTGCAGCCATGCGCGGCCGTCGCGCCCCACCACGCGCGGCCCGGCGGGGATCAGCTCCACCCACTCGGGCGCCTCGCCTGCGGCCAGTTCTACGTTTAGGGCAACTCGGTGGCTCTGCATGCGTTCCTTTCGCCTTTCGATCGCTTCGCCGTAGCCTACCGTAGGCCTTTTGGCCCAAACACGGGTGACCTCGTTCACCAGCGGCGCCCTGACAGGTGTCAAGACAGTGTCAAGAGGCCGCTGCCTGCGTTTTGTGCCCCTGGCCCCACCCATGGCACACCCCGGCAGCCAACGAGCCCGCTGGGGGCTTCTAGGCGTTCGCCCGCTCCACCACCTGCTCGATTGCCTGGGACAACACATCGAGCACCATGCGCCGATCTTCATCATCGAGGCCCAAAAACGGCCGCGCGGGGATGTCGCCCCAGGGAATCGGCCGGCCGTGCCGGTCGCTGCCGAACTCGCCCTCGGCAGCGCCAAACTGGTGCGTGGTCGCGTATTCCATGGGGCTGCCCACGATGAGTTCGTCTCCAGATACCAAATAGACGATCTCGCTCATCAGGCTTTGGGTTTCACCAATCAGTGGCTTTTTTCCCGCAGCCCGGCTCGCACCTGCCTTCGATAACCGCCCCTTCTTGGTCGTGCTGCTCTTGAACGCCCCCAGATACATCTCGTAGGTGGTTTGGGTATTGGGTGCCCAGGGTTCCCCGTCGGGGCCGGTCGAGGTCTCGAAGCGGCGTTTGGTGCTCTCTACCAGGTTCTCGCCAATGGCCCGCAGCGCCCCCCCCAGGTTGTGGCCCACGTCAGCCAGCCGCTGCAACACGGCCAGCACCTGGCGGTCGGCTATCTCCACCACCACTTTGACGGCCATGGACTCTCCTGCTACCCTTGCCGTCGAGGCGAACGCGACACGGTGACATTCTCCCGGCCGTAGCACCGCTGACCACAGCGGGAGCGCCATGTGGGGTTGCCGGCAACACGCCGGGCGGGAGGCCCCACCGTTCGCTTCATTTTTTGCCCCTTCTCTCCAACCGGCGGATTTCTTTGTCCTGCCTGGCAGCATCGCGCGAGAGCCGGCGCAGACTGGTCAAATAGGTGGCGTCGCCCGCGGCCGTCGCCTTCACCACCGTCACCAGGGCGCCGTCTTCCCACACATACACCAAGCTCTTATCCCCGCTTTGCAGCGCGCGCCCGCCGCTAATGGCCTCCTGCGCCAAGGCGTAGTCTTCCGCCGTCAGCTCGGGGTGGTGGTCCGCCTGTTTTTCCAGCGTCTGCGGAGAGAGCCGCACCACCCGGCTTTGTGCACCGATCTTCGGCAGGTCGGCGTCGGGCAGCACCGCCAGCGGATACTCGCCCTCTGGGTGCGCCAGCCAGCGCGCCACCGCGCCTTCCCGTGCCATGCCCCTCACCACACTGACCGCCAGCTTCGGCGGGTAGCGGTCGAGCTTTGCCGCCACCGTCTCTTGCACATCGGCCGTGCGCGTATGCCCCGGCATGTAATCCCAACCCTCGTCGATGCCGGCCGGCGCCCCCGTTTTGGCGTCTATTCCGTCGTCTGGCGGGTCTTCGATGCGGCCGCCTTGGCGCAGCGCTTCCTCGCGCGACACCGCCACCACCCGGCACTTACAGCCCCAGCCGTTGGGCGGGTAATGGGTCTGCCACCACGGGTGATCCGCCGGCAACACCAACCCATCCCACGACACATGCAGCGGCCGCGGCCGTGTCACGCTGTCGGAGTGGCGATACATCCAGTAGGGTTTGAGTTTTTGCAGCTCCGGGTCGCGCAGTTGGGCCAGGCGCCCCGCGGCGTAGCTGGTCGATAGGTTGGTCTGATAAATGACCCGGGTGCGCCAATTGCGTTCGCCCCGGTAGGCCCACCCGTGCGCCCCCACCACAGAGTCGAACTCTTGGCGGAACCAGGCAATCGACTTGCCCTCGGCGGTCACCCGATCTACCGCGCCCGCCAGGTCTGCCAACAGGTCGGCCTTGGCTGCGCCGGCCACCATAAAGCCCCGGTCGTGCCCCGCACGCAGCACCTCGCGCCAGGTCTCGGTGGGGATCAGGTTTCCGAGCTTGCCGCGAAAAAACGCGATCTGCTCGGCAAAGGGCAGCCGCACCACGGCATCAGGCGGCATCGGTTGCCCCACTCTCCACCGCCTCGGCATAGATCCCCGCGGCGGCCGCCGCCGCAAAGGCCGTGCCCATCACCCCCGCCAGGCTGGGCGCGGGCAGGTCCCCATAGGCCGCCAGCAGCCGGTCACGCAGCGCCTGCAGGCTGTCTGCTTCCTCGGCCCACTGCCGAATCGTCTCCACCATGCCCGCGATCTCCGGCGCCGTTTCGGCTTCCAGCCGCGCCACCAGCGCGTCAGGTGTGTCTTGCTCGTCCGTGCCGGTCCGTGCCGGTCCCTGCCCGTCCGTGTGCTCTTGATTCACCGCCCGATTGAGCGCCGGCCCGGGCCCCTGCGCCGGGGCAACCACCACCCCCAGCAGCTCCGCCCCCTCTTCCGGGTCGGGCAGGCCCAGCTTGTCGCGGATCACGCTGGCCTCTACCTTCAGGCCCAGGGGCACCAGCTCTTTCAGCGCCGCCACCAGCCCGGCAATGTCTTCGGGCTCCGGCACCGGCAGGGTCAGCACGGGGTACAGGCCGTCGGCCGGCGGGCCAAAGTTCAGGTCGATGAAGGGCCGCACCAGGTCGCGGTTGAGCGTCGCCGCCACCTGCCGCGCGTCGGCTTTCAAAATGTCGATGCGTACGTCGTTGTGAACCTTTGCCTGGGCCAGGCTCGCACCGTCGTCACTGGTCATGGTCTGGCCCAGCACGGCCTTGCTCACCTGGCGGTCGAGCCACTGCGCCATGGTGTCGTACACGTTCACACTGCCCTGCTTGCCGCCGGCTTCGGGAAACTCGATCTGCATCGACTCGGGCAGCACCGCTCCGGCATCGGTGCCGATGTTCGCCACCGCCCGCACCAGCACGGCAATGTCGTCCTTGCTGGCCCGGTCGCCGTACTTGCCCACCCGCACCGGCATCCCAAAGGTTTCCAGAAAGGCCATCCAGTCTTTCACCGTGTAGGCCTTGAACAGGTAGGCCCAGCACGCCAGAAACGCCAGTCCGCCGCGGATCGGCACGCCGCTTTTTAGCCGGTGGGTGTGCACCACGAACTTGTAGGGGGGCAACTCCACCCCCTCCAAGGCGTTGCGTTCATCCAGCAGGCGCACCTCGCGCCCGGTCGTGCGGTCGAAGCGAAACCAGCGCGGGTCGCGGTGTTCGAAGCGCGGCTGCCAGCGCGTGGCGCTGCGCTGCCACACCAGCTCCACCACCGAAAAGCCCTTGCCCAGGGAATCCAGCAGGTCCTCCACCAGAAAGCAAAACGCCGGGGCGGCCGTGAGTGCGCGCACCGCGTCGGCCTGCTCTACCTCGCGGGCCGCGTCGCTGGTTGCCTCCACCTGCACCTCCAGGCCGGAGAGCGCGCGTTTCCTGGTGCCCAGCACGCTGGCGTAGTGGGCGTCGCGCTCCTCCATCTCTTCGGCCAGGGTCAGGTACTCCAGGGGGTCGCCGTCGGCCGCAGCCCTAAGCAGCGTGGTCAGCCGCCCGGGGGTGAGCCCCGAGGCCACGGTTTCGTTCCACAGGGTGCGAATGCCGGTGAGCGAGGGCGCCGCCAGCTCGTCTTGCAAGAGCTTCAGCTCTACCTTGCGGCCGTTGTGGTCGTACAGGGTCGCCATAGTTACAGGGCTCCTTGCCGGGCGCCGAAGCCGGCGGTTACCTGCACCGTGCGGGCAAAGGCGTCGGCATCATCGGCGGGCCGGCGAATGCTGTGGCAGTCGTACACCATCTCTCCCGCGCAGGTCTGCACCGCATGTTCCAGCATCATCACCGCTACCGCCGCGTCGCCGTGGCGCTGGCCGCTTTTGGCTTGGGTGCGGGCCTCGGGCACCCGGGCCACGCCCTTGACCACCTGCACCGCGCGCAGATCGTCCAACAGCTCGCTGTCTTGGGGCAGGGTGAGGCTGCGATCTTCGAAGCGGGCCTTCACCTTGGGGGTTACCTCGCGGTACCACGGTTCGGTGGGCATCACTTGCAACACCCGCCCGGCGCCGTAGCGCTGCATGGCCACCTCGGCCAGGTACTGGCCGTTGCCGCGGGCATCGAAGGCCGCGCCCGAAAAGCGCGGCAACCGGTCGAGAAGGTAGAAGACCACCTGGCGCTGCTGCTCAAAGGGCACGTTGCGCAGCTCTACGACAAACGGCGCGGCCAGGTCCAGGTTGGCCAGCTCTTGCGCCGGCACCAATACCGTCAAGTCACCGCTGCGCCCGAAGTCTTCGCCAAAGTAGCTCTTCCAGCGGGTATCCAGCGCGGCCAACAGCGGCGCCAGGTGGGTCTCGCACCACGCCTCTACAAAGCCCTCGCGCTCGCCTTGCGGGCGGTGCACAAACTCCGCGTCGCAGACCAGCCGCAGCACCGGGCGCTCGGCACGCAGGCAGCCGGTAATCAGCGCCCGGGTCAGCCATACCCCCGTGCCCTGGCTGGGCACGCAGTCCAGTTCTTCCTCCGCGTCGGCCCCGTAAAAGTCGCGAATCTCCGCCCGCCAGGCGGCCTCACCCGCGGCGCTGTAGTCCTTGCCCAGCGTCAGGCACACCCGCTGATACAGCCCCTGCTCTAGGGCCTCGTCAAAGGTGGTGCGGTGCACGCTGTAGGGCTTCTTGCCGGCCCGGCACTCTTGCACCAACTCGTTGAACGGGTTGGCGTCGCCGAAGTGGGTGGAGATAATGCGTACCTGCCCGCCCCACACCAGAAGCGCCAGGGCCGCTTTCAAGAGGCCTTTGAGATCATCGTGAAAGGCCGCCTCGTCAATCACCACCCGGCCCTGCTTGCCGCGTAGGTTGGTGGGGCGAGAAGACAGCGCACTCACCTTGTGGCCCGAGGGGAAACGAATGCGCAGGGTCTGAATGTCGCGGCCCTCGTCTTCGATCACCGTCTCTTCCACTTCGCCCGCGGCCAACTGGTAGTGACGGGCCCAGTCGGCGCAGTCGTTGATGAACTCGCGGGCCATGTCCAGGTTATAGCCGATGTACCACACATCGTCGCCCGCCTTGGAGCTGGCATACAGGGTATCGTCGGCGGCCTCGGCCCACGAAATGCCGATGCGCCGGCTCTTCTCGTAGAGCTTCACCTTGGCCCGATCGGCCAGCCACTCCTGCTGATAGGGCAACAGCACCGGCGGCGCCGCGACGGCGGGGATCGCGGTGGGCAGCAGCGTCACTCCGCCACCCCCAAAATCTTCCGGCGAATCAGTTCCACCGCCTCTTCCGAGAGGCCCGGCGCCGCGCGCCGTACCTCGGCGGTTACCGCCTCCGCCGCCCGCTGGGCTTTTTCTACCCGGTCAAACTTCTCCAACACGCTCATCAGCTTGGCCACGCTGTCCCACAAGGGGCTCGACCGTTCGTCGGGGCGGAGCCCCTGCAAGTACTCCAACTGCTCATCCAGCATACTGCGCAGCCGTTCCACCACCCCGCGGCGCTGGCGGCGGCTGAGCTCCCAGTCGTCCCACTCTTCGCCCGGGCGCTGGCTCTCGGCCTTCCAGCTACTCAGCGCCTGGCGGCTGATGTCAAGCAGACCGGCAATCTCGTCCAAGGTTTTACCCTGGGCGTAGAGGTCGCGGGCCAGGGGCTCTTTGGCGGGGCGGTCACCCTTCCTACCCATGGCCCAAATCCCGCTTCAGGCGCGCCAGGCGGCTCTCTACCCCCACCAGCTCGCCGTAGGCCGCTTCCAGCTCGGCCCACTGGCCAGAGAGGGTGGGCACATGCTCGGCCGGCCACTCGGCCACCGGGCAGAGCGTTACGTTTAGGCCCACCCGCAAGGCGCCCGCCAGGCCTTCGATTTTGAAGGTCAAGCGCCGCTCGCGGTCTTCCAGGTCGGCCTGCTGGCCGCGCATGGCAGCCCGCTCCAACTGTAGGCTCACTTGCCGCTCTCTCTTCTCACCAGGGGGCAAAACTGGTTGTTGTCGATCTTGCCCACCAGTGCTTGCAGGGTTTGGGTCGAGAGGGTAATCACCCCGGTCAGGTCGTCGGCCAGGCGGTTGTAACTCTTCACCAGGTCGATGTTGTTGTCGTACATGCGCCGCTGTTCCAGCATGTCGGCGCGGTACTGATCCAACACCCTGGCCAGGTGGTCTTTTTGCTCGGCACGGTAGCGTTGAAAGCGGCGTTCGTCGTCTTCGCGCTGCTTGGTCATGCGCTTCGAATCAAAATGCCAGATGATGAAGATGAGCCCGGGTAGACCGAGCAGGTTCATGGCCAGCGCGGCCAAAGAAAGAGGGATGGCTTCCATGCGTTAGCGGGCCTCCGTGCCGGTTTCAAGGTTTCGTTGGCAGCCAATGCAGCGCATGGTGCAGGGCTGCACCTCTAGGCGCAGGGCGCCAATGGCCTCGCCGCAGTCCACACACAGGCCGTCTTGCTCCGCCGCGGGGCGGGTGCCCAGGGCCTCGGCCAGGCGGTGGGCAATGAGCGCCTCTTCGCGCCACACGGCTTCCCGCGCTTGCGCCCGGTCGATGTCGTCAGCCACCAAACAGCCCCCCTTTGGTCTTGCCCAGCCGCCCCTTGTCGAAGCTCCGCGCGGCGCTGTAGCCGGTGTACCCCACCCCAAACACCCACCACATCTCCGCCGGAATGGCACTGAGCCAGGCCTGCATGCCGGCGGCAATGGCCGTGGCCGCGGCGGGCCGCAGCGCGCCCAGCACCCCCAGCGGAATCGCGGCGAGGATCATCACGTACATCACGTAGAGAAACCCGGGCCGGGCGCGGCTGGTCCACGGGTCGGCGCTCTTGGCCTCGGCCAAAATGGCGCTCATGCGCACTTCCAGCTCGGCCAGCTCGCCGGCCTGCGCCAACTGCGCCAACTGGGCTTGCGCCTTGGCCTTCTCTACCGGGTCGGGAAAAAGCTTGTCGATCAGCTTGCCGGCAATGAGGCCAAGCGGGTTGAGCCAATCCATGTCAGGTTTCCTTCACCACCAAGAGCAGGTCGGTTTCGACCCGCCGCGGTGGCGTGGCAGAGGTTTCGCCGCGGATGGTGACGCGGTAGCGGTGCCCGTCTACCCCGCCCTGTACGGGAATCTGCACCACCCCCAGGGCCGCGCTCACGAAGGGCTGGTTCACCACCACCGCGCTGGCGTCTTCGTCCGCGGTCATATCCCACGCCGTTACGCTGTAGCTCGTGAGGGTTTCGTCCGCATCCAGCGCAATGGGCACCGCCACCACAAAGGCTTCGTAGGGCTGCTTGGGTTCGCTCAGGGGCCGCAGTTTTGCCATGTTTTAGCGCTTTCTACGGGGAAGCTCTCGCCCCGCTGGCCCACCCCAAAGCGCCCGCCGCGGGGCTCTACGTCAAATACCGGCGCCCGCCGCCCCACCCCGGCCGCCTCACTGCGGCGGCCCACCGGCAGCACCTGGCGCGCCGCGTTCTGGGTGGCGCCGGGCCCCCACCCGCCCACCGTATCGCTCACGCTCACGCTGTGGTCACTCGAAAGCCCGTAGGCATTCAGTGCGGTCACCGTCCAGGTATGGGTGCCGGCGCCCACCTCAAAGGTCAGTTCGGTAGCGCCCGTAGCCCCCACCAGCACCGGCGCCACGTCTACCCACTCCCACACCCGGTACTCGGTCACGTTTTCTTCGGGTGGGTTGGGGTCCCAGGCGAGGGTTCGGGTATCGGCCCGGGCCAGCCCGGCCAGCAACAGCAAGGCCAACAACCCGCCCAGCATTTGGTCTGCGCGGCGCCGCTTTTCACCTACCCAGCGTGGCACGGGTATGCTAAAAACGTGAGCCATGCGTCTCTCGGATTTCGCGGGCATCGGTGGTTTGCTGCTGGGCATCGTGAACCTTGCCTGGTTGCTGTGGCTTAAGCGCCCGCGGCTTCGCGTCGTGCCGGGGGCGGGGTGTGCGTTGTACGAAGTATGTTTTCTCCCCGCACCCAACCGCATTGTTCCTGCCCCGCCCCGCCCCGGCGTGTTGGCCCAGGTTCACATAGGGGTCACGAACATCTCGGAGCGCGACAATACCGCGGTCGGCGTAACCGCCCATGCCTTGGCCGGGCGCTTGCGTCCCCTGGCCCGCGGCGAGCGGCTGACCAGCCGGGCCCCGCGGCGGGTCGATGTGTCGCAGGTATTCGGCAGTGAAAGAGTGATTGAACACTACGACCCCTGGCCAGAACCCACCCGGTGGTGGGCCGATCTTTTGCCCGCCGACCTGCCCGCCGGCCGCCATGTGGACGGGTATTTGTGCTTCGAACTGCTCAACACCAGCGCAGCCCCGGCAACCGGCCTGTTGGTAACCATTACCGTGCGCGACGCGCATGGCCGCAGCCACCGTACAACCGCTGGTCTGCCGAGCAGAGAAACCAGCAGCTTTTCCCCGTTCGCAGCCAACGCAGCCGAACCCAGGTAGGTAAACACTGGTTCCAGGCAAACATCCGCAGTTTCTCCGACCACGTAAGATCATCTATCGGGCACAGCTCGTTACCGGAACGGTCGCGTAGCCACACGCGAAGCCCGGGGGGTTGCCACCATTGCCACATCGCTACCTCCTTTTTGCCCTTCACTGGTAGGTCCACAGCGCGCTGCGAATGTTCGGCGGGGCCATTTCGAGATGAACGAAGGTGCGGGCAATGCCCAGGCGCCGAAACCCGGCGGCAAAGGCCAGTTCAACGAGCCGCCAGCGGTCGTAGCCGTTGCCCACCGCCACGTCGGCCGCCTCGCCGGTAACATGCGCCGAGTGGGGCACCCCGCCCACCTTCAGGTTGTGGTCAAAACAGCGCAGCCCGCTGGTAATCACCAAGGGCTGCCCGTAGGCCTCGCGCAAGGTTTCCAGCGCCGTCACCAGCGCAGGCGCCGGGTCGGTAGCGCCGCAGCCGCACTGGCAGGCAAACTCGCTCTTACTGAAATGCCGCGACAAATCGCCCACGCTTACCTCCCCTGCCTGCCAAACCTGCCCGCAATACCGGCACACCAGCCCGCCGCTGCGCCACTGCAGGCGGTGGTGGCAGGCGCCCCCCGGCGCAAGCTCTGGTATTGCCTCATCACGCATCACTCGCCCCTCACCACTCGCCGTTTCCCGCGCGCCCCGTTCGCGCAAGCCTACCCGCCCCGCGCCCCCCGGGTGCCCGGTGACGGGCTTCACCGCAGCCCACGGAGGGGGTCAAACCCGGCCGCAGAGCGCCAAACGGCCCGAAATCCGCGAGGGGTTCCGGGCCGTTGGCGTGGGTGCGTTTGGGGGTAGGGTGGGCCGCGGTCACCGGGGGGGCCGCCCGCCAAAATTGGAAACGCGTTTCCAATTTTGGGGTTGGTTGCCGCGCCCGCCGGCGCCGGCAAGCGCGCCGTTGCAAAATAAAAAACCCCTTGTCGTGCAAGGGGTTTTTCTATCGCGCTGCGCCACTCGGCGCGCCCACAGCAAAAAACCGCGGCCCGCCAAAATTGGAAACGCGTTTCCAATTGCTTTGACAGGGTCAAAGTAAATTTGACGTGGGGGGGTTCTTTGAAACGTGTGCGGTCGAACCAGGTGCGGGGCTACGGGGTTGGTTAGTGGGGCGATTAGAACCGCCGGTGGGCGATGCCCACCCTACCGCTTACCTGGTGGGGCGAATGGTGTGGCTGCCCAGGTCGAACACATGGGCCAACAGCCGCGCGGGGTAACCCAGCGGCACTAGGTGTTGGTCGCCGTGGGCGGCTGCGCGTACCAGCTCGTTGTGGCAGATGATGTTGAGGTTGTGCAGCACCGGGGGTTCGTCGGCTTCAATGGTCAGCCGCTCTGCGGTCAGCTCGCGCAACCGCTCGGGGCTCTGGGTGTGCATTACCAGGCTCTTTTCGAGCTCTAGAAAGCGGCGCACCAGGTCGGCATGCAGCCGCGCCACCGTGGCCGAGCCCACCACCAGGTCGAAGGTAGAGGTTGCCGTTACCCCCACCGCGCACGCGGCGGCCACGCGGGGATCCCACTGGCGAAACAGGGCGTACACGGTGGCCGAACCAAACAACACCGCCAAGGCACTGGCCAGGGTGTGAAACCGGTCGAAAAACCGCCGCCGCCGGGTGTGGTAGCGCACCGAACGCCGCACGCCAAACAACAGGTCGTGCCAGCCTTGCGTGAGGTTTGCGTCGGTCATGGCTTGTCCTTGGGGGGGTCGGGGTCGGGCCGCGGGGGGCGAATGGTGTCCATCACAAACTGCCCGGGCTCAAGCTCGCCTTTGCCGGCAACGGTACGGTTGGCCGCCCGGCCCAGGGGTTTACCCGGGCGCTCGGTAGACGGTGGTACTGGCTTCTTCGCCATAGCTCTACTCCCTCTGCGTGCCCGTGTCCAGCATCCAGCATCCAGCATCCAGCCGCCGCCTCACCCGCCGCCCCCCACCCGACGCCGGGCAACTGCCCCCGCCCCCGCCCGGTCCGGCGAGTCACGCCCCTTGGCTGCCATGCGCGCCCGCACGGCTTCTTCGGCGGCCTTTAGCTCGGCCAAGGCCACCAGGTCTTCTTGCCAGCGCCCCGCCGCCCGGTAGGCCCGCAACAGGCGGGTTTCGTCGGGGGTGAGGGCGGGGGCGGGGGCAGACCTCTCTATTGGCATCCCGTACACGATTTCGTTTAGATCGGCCCCTTGATCTATTGCCCAGTGAAGTATCTCCGCCAGAAGAGTGCCGCGGCCCTTTCTGTTGCTGAAGTCCCCCGGGGATAGCCCAAGCAACGCGGCCACATCTTTGGCGGTTGACAGGCCCCGCATGGCCTTCAGGCGTTCAATCACCTGCTCGATTTTCTCGAAACGCGAATTTTCCACTTGCCGTCAATTCTCGATACGAGTATCTTCCCCTTGTCAGTCCGGTCCACCGAACATTGACACGCCGAAAGGAGCCGCCCATGTCCCGACCCACCCAAACCAATTTGTTCCCCGAAACCCTGCTGGTCACCCGCCAGGGGGCCCGGGTGTTCACCACCTCGCGCAAGGTGGCCGAGCACTTCGGCAAGCGGCACGACAACGTGCTGCGAGTCATCCGCGACATCATCGATGCCTCGCCCGAGGCGGTTTGGCGCCTCAATTTTGAGGAGCGAGATTACGTGGACGAGCGCGGCAAAACCCAGCCGCTGTACGACCTGACCCACGACGGCTTTGCCGTGGCCGTGATGAGCTTCACCGGCCCCGAGGCGCTGGCCTGGAAGTGGAAGTTTCTGGCTGCCTTTCGCACCCTGGAAGCCGCGCTGGCCGCGCAGGAAAAGCGCGAGGCGCAGGCGCTCTACCAGCTTCGCCCCCGCTGGCAGCCGATTGTGGAATACCCCGAGCTACCCCGCGAGGCGCTCACCTGGCTGACCGGGCACCGCTCGCCGCAATCCATTACCGCCTGCCGCCGGCGCATGCGCCAGGTGGGGTTGCTGGGCAACTAATCCGCCGCAACCGACCCGCGAGAGGAAGCACCGACGATGCAGTCATTAACCGACCTGTTCCGCCGTATCCAGTGGTCGAGGAGCGACATACGCGACCAGTATTGGCTCATGGAAGCCCTGGAAGAGTTGTTCTGGCGCCTTTGGCTCGTGTTCGTGGCCTTCGCCACCATCATGGCCGCGAAGGAGCTTCTTGAGCACCTTTGGCGGTGGGTGCACTGAACGTGGTCAGACGCATGAGCCTCCCCAGGTTTTTCAGATTCAGTTCGTGGCGCAATGCCGAGAGCAGCGCCTCGTGCGCCGCCTTCAGGGCGTCGCGAGTGACCGGTTCGCCAAGCAGCACCCCCATCGCCGCGTCGTGCAGGGCGTCGCAGGCGGCAGCCACGGGCGCTGGCATCACCAGCGAGTGCGCTAGTGCGGCCCGTCGAAAGGTTTCCGCAGCCTTGCGCGTGCCGTCTTCTTCTGCCTGCGTTTCGAGCACTTTGGCCAAAAATGCGGCAACGAAGAGCTCGCTGCCCGCGCGCTGCAGTGCCCGCGCCGCCGAGAGTTTTTCGGCGAAGAGCAGGTCGCGGTGCCCCCGGGAGGCTCCAAACCAGCCCCCCGCAGCGCCGACGGCCATACCGACCAGAAGTTCCATCCACGCCATGAGGTTCTCCCATGAAAACCCAGCGTAAGCCCCCCGCCGACTGGCACCCGGCCGACATCAAGGCCGCACTCGAAAAGCGCGGGTACAGCTTTCGGCGCATTGCCCGCGAGATGGGCTATGCCATGAAGAGCTGTGACTCGGTATTGCGCCGCCCGTTTGGCCCGGTAGAAGAGCGGGTGGCCGAGATTATTGGCGTGCCGGCCGCTACGCTGTGGCCCAGCCGCTACCTGGTGCCGCTGCGGCGCCTGGGGCGCTGGCACCAGCACCGCCGCACGGGCGCGGCCGACCGGCGCGCCAAACCGCGCGGCCCCCGTGCGGATCGCCGCACGCAGCGCACAGCATAAACCGGGGCCGGAAGCGCTGCAATGTCAAAGCCAAAGCCGCCTGCGGACAGCCGCCAACTAGGCTTGTGGGATGCCGTACGCGCAGCCGAGGCGCTGCGCCAGCGCAGCCCCCAGCCGGCCGAGCTGGGCACTCTAGAAGCCGCGGTGGGGCGCAGCCTGGCCGAGGGCTTGCGGCAAAGCCCGCATAGCCGCTGGCAGTTGGCCGGGCAGGTGAGCCACCTGTTAGGCCGCGAGGTGAGTAAACACATGCTGGATAAGTACACCAGCCAAGAGGCGCCCCACCACTGCCCGCCCGATGTGCTGGCGGCCCTGTGCCGGGTGCTCCAATGGCGCGAGCCCTTGCACCTGCTGGCCGAAGCGGCGGGGCTGTTTTGCCTGCCCGGGCCCGACGCCCTGCGCGCCGAGATTGAGCGGTTAGAGGAAGAAACCCGGCGCCTCAAGAACGAGAAGCACAAACGCCGGCTGTTCTTGAAAGAGATGGAGGGTAAGGCATGCGCTTAGCGCGGCAGATTCGCCAGCTCGGCTACCTCGCGGCGCAGCTCTGCCACGGTGTAGGGCGAGGTTTTGGCAAACCCGCAGGGGCACGCCAACCGAATGCGCAGCCGCCCCGGGAAGCGTACGTGAATGCGTTCGAGTACGTGTTCTGCACAGGTGGGGCACTGTGGGCCGCCGATGCCCAGGGGGAAGTTTGCTTCATCAAACCCAAGCACCTGCCAGTGTACACCGCCATGCGCGAGCTGCTTGAGTACCTTGGGGTGCCACTGCTTGCCGCTGAGGATTGCGAAAAAGAGCGCGCTTGGATCGGGCAACTGGCAACGGCCTACGAGCTGGGCTTGCCGCTGACGATGCAATACCTCCGCCGCGCCAGCCAGGCCAAATACCGCCAGGGCTGCCCAGGGTGCGCGCGCCGGCCCCAAGGCCAGTGCAGCGAGCCCCAAACCCGCCAGGGTGAGCAGTGCCGTGAGCGTGCCAGCAGCGGCCACGGCTCGATCGATGGCGAGGCCAACGGACTTCCAAAGAATCAGTTCGGACATGGGGGCACCTCTGCGGTTGAGTAGGGGGTTTGGTTGGCGCCAACACCCTACCACGCAGGGGTTGCCCCCCTCTAGAAGAGGCCCCGCATGAGCACCTACAAACGCATTTCCGCCCTGGCCACCGGGCTACACATCTTGGAGTTTTTGGCACAGCAGCGCGAGCCGGCCATTCCCGCGGCCATTGCCGCGGCGGTAGAGGCGCCGGTGGGTACGGTGATGTGCCACCTGGCCACGCTGGAAGATCGCCGCTTTGCCCGCCGCCTGGGCGAAGGGTGGGAACTGGGTCTGGCCCTGGCCGCGGCCTGGGCGCGCAAGAAATCACTGCTGGAAGGCCAGCGCATGCAGATTGACCGCGACCTAACAGCCATTGCCATTGTGGGAGAGTGAACGAGATGCCTACGCGCAGAGAACAAGAGGTGATGCAAGCCGGGCTCGACCGCCACCGCGACGACACCCGCATGGCCGAGCTGGTGGTGCAAGAAGAGCTGAGCCTGGAGCGCATTGCCCAAGAGCAGCAGGCCGACAAAGAGCGGCGGATTGCCGAGTGCCACGAGGCGATCGGGCGCATTCAGTCGATGCAGGTGACAAGCGAATTTGGAAACGTGTCGGCAATTATGTGGTTGAAAGATGTGAAGGAAAGCAAGGCTTACAAGGCACTCCCCGGCGGTGGAACGTGGGAAAACTTCTGCAACCGCCTAGGTTTTTCCGCCAAGCTCGGTGACGAGAAGATTGCCAACCTGAAAATCCTCGGCGCGCAATTTTTGGAAACGGTTTCCAATTTGCGCGTCGGCTACCGCGACCTGCGCAAGCTGCGCCAGCTTACCGCCGACGGTGCCATTCGGGTTGACGCCGAGG